TATTATCTTTCCAAGTTGCACCATCATAGGTAATGCTGCGATGACGAGAGCACCAACTCCAGTGATTAATCCACCTAATACAAAACCAAGTAATCCACCTTTTTTCTTTTTTGGATCATCATTTAAATCTAAATTTCCTTCTTTCGTTTTTTCTTTTTTTCTCTCTAGATCCTCCTCTCTTTTTTTTCTTTTTTGATTTTGCAGCATCTGTTTTTCGATACCAGCTCTTAGTTTTGATAAGACGAGTCTTTCTTTTAGAAGAGAATCAATTTTTACTAAATCTTTTTTTATCACAATGAAACTTTTCATCGAGTCTGCAGATAGACGAGCTGATGAAGATCTTCTAGGTAAAAGTTTTTTAGTATCCAACATATCTTATCTCATCACCACTGCTTCTTTCAATGGATCTGAATCAACTAAAGGTGCAGCAAGCACATCTTCTTGAAAATCATTTGCTTCAGTAAGAGGAACACCCATGCCTCTCATCAATTCTGACAATTTACTGAATCCACCCTCATCCTCATCATCACCTGTTTCGACTGGTGGTGATGGGATGTTATTTTTAATTACACTTTTAAATTGATTCATTTTTTCTGAGACATCCTCAGATTTAAATTTTTCTATTGTTTTTGTTATTTTAGAAGTGTCAAGACCACCTAATAACTTTCCAACAGCTAAATTTGTTATATCCTTTGGTATTTGCTCCTTTCCTACATCACTTAACTTAAATTTGTGTGCGGTGCTTTTTAATAAGTTCGGTAATTCTTCATCAGATAAAGTTTTACCAACTTCAGATGTCGGCAAACCCTCAGAAAATGATTTAAATTGATTAAATAAATCCTCAAAACCACCCATTTTTTGTTGTAATATCTCACCACCATCCTGTGCATATGTAATACCACGTTTAAGAACTGGTCTTGCAGAGAATTTTTCTTGACCCGGAACTATTTTTTTATTAGGAAATTTACCTGCTTCATTAATAGTGAGTAAATTTTTAAGACCGAACTTTTGAACTGCTGGTTTGTTAATCACGACTTCACCCGGTGTCAACATTGCAGGTACTATATCGGTGCTTCCTGTGCCGGGAACTAAACCACCTTTGTTAAAGAAGGATTTTCCCTTCATTACTCTGTTTTGAAACATAGATGGTTTTTTTCTTGTAAAATCAATTTTATCGATGCCTCTCTTCATTGTTTTAGGGACTTCAGTTGTCCCTTTACCCGTAGCTCTTCCCGTTAATACACCACTCGCCACTGTACCTAAGAAGGATCCTCCAGTTAATAATGCTATGATGCCTTGGAGACCTAAAAGTTTTGTTGCAAGAGCTGCGAGTGCAATCCCTGCAAAAGTGATAGAGGTTAATATAAGTGGGAAATTATTAGCAATAAAGTTAGCGATATTATTTACTATGCCAACGTTTCTTGGATTACTGAAAAAATTTAAAAGTTTAATTAAAAATCTACCAAAAAATATTGTCATGAAAAATTGTATGATTCCCATGAATAAATTTTTCACAGGATTTACAATTCTATCAGTCGTACTTTTAACAAAACTTTTAGCACGTTTACCCACACCCTCCAACAAACTTTCTCTTTTTCTCCTTCTCTCATTTTGAAGCATTTTTTGAGTTTCAAAAAACTTCTTCATCTCAAACTTTTCTTGAGCTATGAGAGTTTCTTTTATTGATCCTACTACTTCTTTTAGACCGGTTATCTCTTCCTCAATACCTACCACTGGTGAAGTTTGCATGAGAGATGCAACTATTTTTTTTAAACCACTTACTTCCTCTTCAATAACTTCAAGACTAGATGTTGACATCTGACTAAGAGATGTGATCATCGCACCAGTGGTTACAGATTGAGTTTGTATGATATTTTTAAGTAAAGTTATTTTCTTTTCATTTGTCTCTACTCTCTTCTTTAATTCATTTATATCATCTCTTCCTAAAAATTTTGATGCAGAAACTTTCCTCGTTGTTCCCCTTATCGGTAAACCAAACGCTTGCATTTTATTGCGAAAATTTTCAAATACTGGAGAAGTTTCATCCATTCGCTTTTCTTTGTTGTTCTTTTAGTCTTTCCTCTTCAAGATGTTGTTGTAATAATCCAACATAAATGTCCCGTTCCCAAGGCATCATGTTTTCAATCTCGGTCAAACTATATTTATGGTACTGCATCAAAGCAAAATTAAGTCTGAAGTAATTCTCCAGATTCATATGCACCATCGCTAGCCGAAAAAAGATGCCAAACCCTCAAGCACAACATCACTTGTCACTTTTGTATTCGGATTTGTCACTTGAACAGTGTGGGTTAATTTTGGCATAGTCTCAAAGAATTTTTCAACCTCTTTAAATTGAGTTGAATTCATTGAATCTAAAAATTCAGTCACTTCTTTTTTTGTGCAGTCAGCAGCCACCCATACTTCATCTTGACTATAAATTTTATCAATACAAGACCCAATTAAATCAAAAGATTGATCCATTGGATTCTTTGTTGTATCATTTGGATCAAAGTTTGTTTTAATAAATTCATTCAAAGATGGGTATTTAAGTTGCATCATTAACGAATCATCAATCTTTATTTCATTTGAGTGATCTTCAGGTTTTTTAACTTGAATATCATCAAGATTAATATTCACTGTCACTTCAGTTTTATTATCATCAGGGCAGATGAGTTTGACTTCAATATCCTCTCCAACAGATTTTCCACGTATGTTTAAAAACAAATACTCAATGTCAAATGTTGGAAGTGCTTCAACTTTTATCCCTTTACTTAAGATACAAGCGCGAATTACTGCCTTAATTGCATTTGTAATTTGTTTTGTATCCTCACTCTCAAGGGCTATGACTAAAAGTTTTTCCTCCTTGACTAAAAATGGTCTATACTTTATCGTTTGTCCTGATGAAGGCAACACAAGTTCATAACTTGGTGTTGCAATTTTTGGTAATGGCATAAGTATTCAATTCAGTATGTTTATTTATCACCCAATATTTGAGTTTAAATTAAAGTTTCCAGTTTGTGTCGATCTATTTCTCTCTATGATACCTCTTACAGCAGGATCAACACTAAAAATTGTAGGTGGTGAAGGTTGTCCTGATCTGAAAAATTCATTATCGAAATCCCTTCCGAATTGATCAGTTGATGGTTGTATTGATTTTACTTTTCCAGTTGCACCTTTAGTAATAAAATATCTGGAATAAGCCATTGCAACTGTGCATTTAAGTAATCTTGATGAGTCGTATGAAATTGGTATAGAATTAATCGCAAGTGGAAAAACATTAACAAATTTGTAAGTCATGATTTTTGTTCTACCAACACCACCAAAATTTAAATTTTTTTCAAATTTAGTTATTTCCAAATTACCTTTATATTCTTTTGGAAATCTTACCCTATAACTAAAGTTTTCCCTGTCAATCGAACCACCACCGACTGATGGATCCTCAGCTAAAGTAGAAAAAGTTATATAGTTCATCCACGATTCAAAAAAACGTATGGGAAGATATTGATCAGCGTCAACATAAAATGTTAAATTAGTTGACTCATCGAAACCTCTCCGATATACATGTCTCTCTCTAACACCCGGAAAATTATTATTGATCTCAGCTGTCAACAATCTAGATCCGGGTAAAGATGCCTCGGCACATAGTATATTTAATCTCTCCTGTTCATAATTTAATCCTATTTCTTGTTGATATTCTTTTATTCCACCACCTATTCCAGACCCACCTGCAGGTAATCCAACGCTCACTAAAAAATGAGATGTGGTTGCTGGATTAAGTAAATTAGCTTTTACTTGAGATAAACTTTTGGCGGTTGGTCGTATATCGGCCATT